TTTTGGATAGCCCTTATCACCAGGCTTATTCATCCGCTCACCCGAGCCTGCTTTGATGCGTTTCTTCTTAGCGGCGATATTTGCCCACAATCCAGGTTTCTTCTTTTTCATTACCATTTAACTTTATCGGCCCAATAAGCCGCAGAGGTTTTACCTTTTGCAATATTCTTGGCGTGTCTGTTTTTAAAATTTGCACGCTTTTGCTTCATCGCCTGACTCTCACCCTTCTTTGGCTTGCCAGCAGTTTTAGCACCCTGTTCGCCAAATCGAATCATTCTGTCCTTACCATCATCCTTTATCAAAACCACATGGGATTTAGTTGGATGGTTGGGTGTTCTCTTAGGCTTAGAATACCCTGCAAAAGTTATTCCTCTATAGTTTATACTCATAAACTCGTTCCTGGCACATTGCCTGGAGCAGTCCCTAGCTGTCCGATCTTAGCGTTCTGCTGTTGAGTCTGCTGGAACTCTAACTGAGAAGCATATGTCTGTAGTCTCTTCGCAAAGTTCTCGTCCGATTGTAGTCTCTCCTGAACATCGGTAGCCGGTATCGCCTCGGACCCTTGGATGTACGATTGTAAAACCTGCAACCTAAGTTGGGCATTTGCCCCCTTCTCGGGTGCATTAACAACCTGACCCGATGCAATCTTTGCAATGTCATTCGAGGTTTCAATAATCTCCTTCGTTGTGGCCTCCTGAGTAGGCATGATTAATTGGGATGCAAGATTAGGATCGATTGCTTCCAATACCTTGCGGAGATAAATATCGAATCTGCTTATTCCCTGCCTATCGTAAGTTGCCATCAGCTTACCCACGGTATCGAGCTTCTCGATTACTTTGCTTTCGTCTGCATTCATCGAGTTCCAGCTAATATTGAAGTCATATAACTCCGCAGTTTCATCCAAAATTAACTGCGCACCCTGCTCATTATTGGTTACCCGAAACCAAATCATCGGGCCGCTGTAAGTGCGATCCAAGCACCATACACGCTTGAGGATTTCCTTCCATCCACTAAGCCAGCAATTTACCAGGTGCTGTTTTAGCGTATTAGCCTCCACCGCATCGTCAGGACCAGTCGGCCGACCGGTGATCTTTTCAGCCAGCCTGCGGATATCCATCTCTACTTGGGTGGATGCCGGTGAATACCTCGGAGTCTCCATGAATCCAACCTCCCCACGCCTACGCACTCCCAAGGTAGCACCAGGGCCTAAACGCTCAGGCCGCCTGCCAATTTGGTACTCAATCGGTGGCATGGTAGTCATCGATGCGGCATCGCGCCTTGAGTCTAACTCTGTCTTTACTGCAATCTGATAACTCTTTAACAACTCAGGGTATCCGCGAGAGTCTAGCAAACGATGGTTTAAATGCTCTCTCGTGATACATACAAATGGATATCTGCCCTCATCGTACCCGATAGGCTCATGGAACCCAGCCTCGTCCATCTCCTCGGTCCAACAGGTCTTGGTAACCACAGGCACATCATCTTCGTCCAGCTCCTTACGATAAGTAGTAATTACCTTGATCAAACCTTCGTAGTGCTGACTCCCGTAGTTGTTTCCATAGTCATACGACATCATGGAGTCGCTGTATCGCTCCTCCTCGAAAAAGTCTTTTGCGAGTTTTATCGCTTCCTCTATCCAGTCGGCATCCCATCCCTCATTGACCTTCTGCTTTAAGGCTTCAGGTGTGTAATAGTGAATACAATGAATTGACCTGGCACTTTCCAAGTCGATCACATTGCTGTCCACGATCAATTCCCTGCCTAATTCATACGCTTTAACTGCCGGGCGATTAACAACCATTTTTTCAGTAGGTATTTCTGTCTCACCTGTTTCCCGAAGTTCTTTGAGCATCTTCTTAACCCGTCTCTTCTTTAGCTTTGGGAACATTGGATAGAACATCTCCTCAACTCCCTCCTTCATGTCGGGATCTTCAATAGCCAAAGCCAATTCGGGTGACTGCTCATCTATCTGTGCCAAGCTTATAGGCTCAAACTTCCTAGTCTTCTCCTGCTTCCAGTATGTGCCAAAGAAAGTAAGGCCGTTCTGCAATAAATAATTAGCACCTATCGATGCTTCCCTCATTAGCTCATCCATCGTACCCATCCGCCAACGCAAAAACTCACTCACCAGCTTGGCCGATGCAATGTCGCCCGATTCTACCGGGGCGGCGACCAGGTTGGCCTTAGTCAAAGACTGCACCAAGGTAGCCACATCCCCATCAATCAGAGGGTTTATAAGGTTGGGATCGAGGTCACTTGCGCCGTCCCACGGAAAGGCTTCAGGTCCACTCTTTTTCCCATCTCCAGACTTGCCCGCCCATTCGTTAAAGCGAACCTCCCGAGCATCCTCGGCTTTATCCATCCACCATGACAAATTAGTCCTTGCTCTTTCGTAATCTTTTTTAAGCCCATCCACATCGGGCTTGTCCTCAAATATCTGTACTTCTTTTTCCATTTTAACTTTTTAAGTTTAGCATTTTATTTCTTATTTTTTTCAGGGCGTTCTGCTCGATTCGATGCAATGTGACTGCCGATGCTCCCACAAAATCCGCAATCTCCTCCAAGGTCATAGGTTCAGGATCATGCCCCTCTTCCATTAATTCCAATCCACTCTCCACCACCATTTCACGAAGCATGGCATCGATTCTCCGATCCATAGCCTGCGGAGACTCAGACCAATCGGTACAGGTTTTCCTCACCCTCCACCTTCTTTACTAATATTTTACTTTTCGGAGGGTGGTTATTAAGTGGCCTCTTCACGCACACACCCACACCCTCACGATCATCAAAATAAATTCGCATTAATCGAGGGTTAGGCACAGGGCCTAATACCCGAGCTTCAATAATCGATGGTTTAATCACTACAGGCTCTTCCTTAACCTCCTGACCATCCTCCTTATACACCCTCTGTACCGTTGCCCGACTAAATCCCGATTCCTTGGCGACCTGTGGCCATGTTTTACCACTTTCACGAAGACTGACGATCTCCTCGCGATTCTCAGGCATTACCTTTTTTACTTTCTTTTTAATAACTCCCTCCCCCAGTTGAGATTAATTCCTCCTCATCAAAATATTCAAAGTTCCCCACAGCGAAGTACCTGACTGCGTCCACAAAGTCCTTGGCGGGATTTTTCAAATCACCAACCTGATATTCCTGCATACAGGCCACAAGGTTCTGACATTCATCCGAAATCATCAGCTTGGGATGATTCTCCAATCCCATCTCCTTTGTCCGATCCCATGCCAGCAAATTATTAATCGCCTGTAATCCAGTCTCGATGTCCAAGCCCTCCGCAGGGTTTACCGGCAAGCCCTCATCCGCTAAATCATCAATGATATTAGAAGATCCTTCCGACTTCTGATAACTCGCCGCTCCTAAACGAGGGTCAATTATACGATCCACCATCCGATCACCCTCCATCCTCCGAATGACCTCCGCATAATCCCGTAAACCAAACCCATTCGGCTGGGCGGCCTCGCCTGGGCTAACCTTATCTCCCTTAGTCAGGTCAATCCATCCACCATAAGTGTCAAAATCAGGAAACTCCTTAACCGCCCAGGCTACCCCATGTGGATCAATCCCAAATAATACCATCGTCCAGGGCTTTGCCCCCGCAGGGTCTATCGAAAGTACCCACGAGGCATCCGCATCGTCCGCCATGACAGGCACATCCTTCGCCTGCACGATATTCTTGTCGGAAAAGGCGGGAAACACAGTCTTTGACGCTTTAACAGGCACTCCATACGCCCGACAAAGGATGGTTTCACGCTTTTCGCCCTCCAGTTGGGTCTTCATCGCCGACCAACCGCCAAAGGGATTCGCCGCTGTGTGGAAATAAACGACACTAGAGGCTTTCCGCAAGGGCTGTTGGACCAATGGAACCTCCTCACCGTCCAAAAGGTCGGCTTTTGTCGATTCCACAGTCTTTGCACCCGTCAGCATACTCTTTACCACCGAGTTCCACCCGTCCACAGCGGTGAAGGATATTATTCCCTTACTATTTCGGGTGACGGTGCGAAATCGAAGAGTCTCCACCCACGGCATGGGAATAAGCTCATCTGCGAAAAAACCGATATTATGAGTACCATTGACCGGCTCTTGCGGACAGCCGATTTCACCACCCTCAATCGTACTAATATCCTGCGACCAATTACGAAAAATACACTCAGAGCGGTTAGGCAGAGTGAATTTGCCAGCCGTAAATCCATTTCTAAGCGAATACATGACATATCCGACTTTACCCCGCCCTAGTGTCTTAAATTCTTTAGGCAGATACTTAAATATTAGCTTCTGTTGGAACTGAATGCTATTGGCCGATGTTTCAGTTAAGCACCATATGATCGTTCCAGGGTTCTCTACGAGGCATTGAACTACCCTTTTAGCCGCCCATTCACTCTTTCCTGCCCGGTTGCCTCCCATAACGAGGATCTCCTGGTGCGACTTTAGCTCATTATCTGCCCGTTTCCATGTATCCAGTTCAAACCCATGACGATATGGGTCATCCTTCTCCAACTTGATCGCTTCCTCACGCCTTTCCCAATAAGCGAGGATCTTCTCAGGCGACATCCGCAGCATCTCCGACTTGCTGAGTGGCGGGATGGCGGGATGCGGTGACCATTCTAGTGGCATGGCTTAATGATATCAGATTATCAGTTGCGGGTAACCTCGGGGCGGGCAATTTGTTGAAATTTTTTTGTGGCTAATAATCGGTCGCGGTGGCCGGCGGGGCGGTTCGCCGGACCCCCTCCCCCCCTACCTGAATGGAAAAAATGTAATAAAAATTATTGTGCGTACACTCAAGAATGTGCTGTAAGTAGCTGATTTATATTACTATGTGTAAAAAATCTGATTTTTTTACGGGTTCGGCTAATAATGATTATGTCTAATTAGACTTGCCTTGAGGCTTATTGAGAATACTTTCTCAAATTACTACACCGATTGATTCGATGCCTACAACAAGACCAAGAAAAGTCGGATATGCTGAGAACCTTCCAGCTAATCTAAAGACAGAAGATGTCTGCCCTGCTATCTTTACTGGTCAACAGCTTTACGATCAAAGGCCAAAGGATTATGCCCAGGTCGTTCAAATGTTAGCTCAAGGTGCAACGATTAAGCAAATCTGTAAATCTTGTAAAGTTTCACCCCATACTGTCTCGATTGTTAGATCACGGGAACAGGAGACGCTGAAGGACTCTAAAAAGCATTTAAGAGCCTTAATAGGTACTGCGACTCATCTTGCCGTGGAAAGCCTTATAACGAAGCTACAGGACGATGAAATACCAT